CAAGCCTTGTCTAGCGGTGGCATTAAAGCCTACGAGGCACAGCTTAAGCAAAACGAAGGCTTAGGGCGTTACAACGAGCTTATGGGCGATTACTTAGGCAAGGGTAAACAAGAACTTGAACTGCTGGCTCAAAGCATCGTCAAGCGTGAGCAGGACACCGAAGCCAAAAAGAAACAGCTTGAACTTAGTGTAAGCCTCAAAGAAGCGATGACCGCCGTAAACATCGAGGAAGGCAAGCAGAAAGCCCTTCGTGATGCGTTCTTAGCAGGTGGTGAAAAAGCCCTTGAACTTAAGCAACGTGAACTTGATATTGAACAACGTAAACGTGACTTGCTTAAGGATTCCAACGCCACAGACGAGCAGAAAAAGCAAGCGGAAGAAATCGCTAAAAAAGAGGATGCGGTGGCACGGAATAAAACCATTTTAGAAAAGCAAGTGGCGGATGCAAAAGAAGCCAGCGATGCAATTCGTAACGCTTTGAGTACAGCCTTTGACAACACAATTACCTACATGGTTAATGGCACATCTTCATTCAAGGAAATCATGGTGGGGCTATTGCGTCAAATTGCCGTCCAGTTGATTAAGGTTTACGCCTTACAGCTCATAACGGGCTTTATTGGTGGCAACATGACAGGTGGAGCCAGTGCAGGGGCTAACGCTGGTATCTTTGATAAAATCGGCGGTGCGTTTGGCGTTAAAGCAATCCCTGCTAAAGGTGGTCGTGCGGGCGGTGGAGCGGTATCGGCAAACACGCCTTACATGGTGGGTGAATCAGGTCGTGAAATGTTCGTGCCACGTTCAGCAGGGAACATCATCCCTAACCATGCTATGCCTAGCGGTAATGGCGGGGGCGGTATTACAGTCATCAACAACGTGACGGTCAACACGCAAGGCGGAGGTAAGAGCGATAATCAAGGCTTGGCAGAAGCAGGGAAGGCTATTAGTGAAATGATTGAAATGAAGGTTAGACAAGTCCTTAAGACGGAAAGCCGTCAAGGCGGAATGTTACAAAGGGGATTCGCTTAGATGCCTTCAACACTCACCTTGCCAGTAACGCCTAGCCAAAGTGGCTACACCGAAGAAACATCGTACCGTGTCCAAACCGCCAAGTTTGGAGACGGCTACGAGCAAAGGGTAGCAGACGGCATCAACTTTAAGATTTTAAACGTGACGTTAACGTGTGCCGTATTGACGGCAACGCAAAAGAACACACTTGTTAGTGACTTAAATGCAAAAGGTGGGTTTGAATCATTTTACTACACGCTCCCTAGTGAAGCGTCTGCTAGGTTGTGGGTGTGTCAAGACCCCATACAGGTTACAGGCATGGATGCTAACTTGTGGAATGTGACGTTCAAGCTTAGGGAGGTGTTTGACCTTGCTTGATGCTCAACTCCCTAGTTTTGGCTCCGTTGTCACACTTTACCAAATCGACACGGCTATTTATGGTGGTGGGATTATTTACCTAAGCCCTTCATGCCTTGAAAACCGTACAAACATTGTATTCAATGGGAATACTTACACGGCGTTCCCTATTGATGCTCAAGGCTTCGAGATTGAAAGCGGAAAAGCTCCACGTCCGACATTTATTGTGTCGAACTTGCAGGCGTTGCTAGTGGGTGGCATCAACGAATACAGGGGCTTGCAGAACTGTAAGTTTACAAGGATTCGTGTAAGACGTAATGAGCTAGACGACATCACACCCACGATTACGGATGAGTTCGTAAACTATGATACGTTTTACATCAACCAAATAACAAGTCAAACAAGCGTAGCTATTGAGTTTGAACTAATTACTGCAATGGAGCTAGCAAACCGTCAGCAATTCCCTAAAAACCAAATGGTAAACTATTGCAACCATATTTACAGGCGGTGGGATGCGGATACATCCAGTTTTGTTATTGCCGATGTCAACCCTTGCCCTTACACAGGGACGCAATACTTTGACGAGTTTAACGAAGTCACCACGCAAGCCCTAGACCGTTGCAGTAAAACCGTAGGCGGTTGTGAGGCACGTTTTAAGACGGCGGTTCCCTTTAATGGGTTCCCTAATTTTAGTGAGGCGTAACCATGTTTAATGAAGCAGACCGTCAACACGTCACCATGCAACTTATGGCACGATCTGCCGATGATTTAAAAAATGAGCATCTGTTCGCCAAAATTGGCAATGTATGGCACTTGGTCAAAGTAGGGAATGAAGAGTTCGTTGATGGCTCCATGATTGAAGGGGCGGAAGCTTACTTGCACACGCATCCCATACCGTCACATGAGCCTTTAGTGCCGTCCATGCTTGATATGCAGATGTTTGCTTCAAGCGATAAGCCACAGGGGATAATGAACTATTGCAGTCATGGCGACGTGGTGAATCCTGTATTTTGGCACACGTCGATTCAACCCACAGAGGAAAGCTTACTAGGGCGTCAATACCGCTGGGGCGATTATGGAAGTGACGGAAAAGGCGATTGCTTTGCGGTCATTATGGACTGGTTTAAAATAAACAAGGGTTATGAGTTCCCTATTGTTTCTAGAGACTTTTACGACAGAAACGGCTACTATTACACGCTTAACTTTCAAGGGCTTGGCACGATTAAGCCAGCCGATAGCCCTTTAGAAATAGGGGATGTGATTGTGATTCGTGTAGGGCGTCAAGGTGAACACGCAGGCGTTTATGTAGGCGACGGTTTAATGCTTCATCATCCTATGAACGGAGTAAGTCGTTTAACGCCCGTCCATGCCAGTATGGAACGCTTGCATATGCTTTTAAAGGTTACAATGTAAGGGGAGGGCATCAAATGCTTGTGACGATTGTTTTACATGGAAAATTAAAAACTTTCTCCCCTAATCCCCTGCGGATAAATGCGGAAACCGCTCAACAGGTGGTTTCCTTTCTTTTGCGTACATTTAAGGGGATGCGTCAAATGCTAAAACGTGGCTGGTATCGTTTCAGCTTAACGGATGACGGTAGAAGCCGTTTACTTTCAGAAGATTCACGCTTTGATGTCAGCTTGCCCGATGGCGTCACCACGATTCATCTTGTGCCAGTAGAAGGCGTTTATGGAAAGAAGTTTATCGGCATCATTGCAGGCGTGTTGCTAATAGGTATTGGGGTGGCAATGATGTTCTTCCCTGTAACGGCTCCTTTTGGTATGAGTGTTATTGGTATGGGGGTAGGAGCTTTAGTTGGTGGGGTGGCTCAACTTTTGACACCCACGCCAAAAGTAGGCGACCTCCAACAAGGGGACAACCCAGCGGATCGTCAAAGTACCTTGTTTACTGGTGCAACAAATCGGCTAGGTAAAGGCGTGGGTGTGCCTGTAACGTATGGGCGTTTTTATTGTGGGTCAAATGTTATTAGCCAATCAATCACGACCGAAGAGGTGTTGTAATGGGTGGGTCAGATAAGCAAGAATCAAGGACAGCTATATCGTCGCCTATTGACTTACAGGCAAATAACGTCGCACGGATTCTTGAAGTTGTATCAGAGGGTGAAATAAAAGGGCTGGTCAACGGTTTAAATAGTGTCTACTTTAACGACACATCGTTACAAAACGCCGATGGGAGCTTTAACTTTCAAGGGGTGGAGTTTCAATCAAGGCTAGGTGAAACAGACCAAACCGAAATACAAGGCTTTGGCGGTGTGGAAAGCTTGGTGAGTGTAGGTGTTAAGGTGTTGCAGGCGTCCCCTGTAATTCGTACGATTACAAACCCCGATGCCGATTATGTGCGTATTAAAATCGCCGTGCCTGCCTTGCAGTTTCAAGACACCACAAATGGCGATGTATTAAAGCAGAGTGTCGCCTTCAAAATTGAAGTGAACGAAAGTGAAACAGGTTATAAGCAGTTTGGGCGTGTGTGGCAACGCATCAATCAAACGGCTGGTCAATGGTTGACATCAAGCACGGCGAGAGGTTTTAGAGTGGTGCTTACAAAGCGTGTTGATAGCCCTAGCCAAGCTTACTTTTTAGACAACCTAGAAACGCCTGCTTTGGTCTACAAGCTCATGCCTAGTGGTTCTAATGTTACCGAAAACTACACTATTCAACCAACAGGGTACACCGTTTACAATCCGACACAAGGCTACAATGGCACAATAAACTTTATAAGCCAAAACCTCAAAATGGAAAGTGGAGGGATCTCTACAAAATCACAATACGGTTTATGGTATCAACTAGACGATGAGATTATCGGACTTGCAGAAGGGCAGTATCGTATTACCCCCCCTAGTGGCTGGACGGTATCAGAGGTTTACGAGCTGGTCAATAAAGACACAGTCATTTCAGGACGTACCGCTTCAACCTATGAACGTGAATACTTGGTTTTGCTTCCTAAAGACAATGGAGGCAGTCCGTGGGACATTAAAGTTACGAGGGTAACAGCCGACAGTAACAGCCCTTATTTACAAAATGATATTTACTGGTCAGCGTATGCGGAAGGCGTGGAAACCAAGCTAACGTATGCAAATAGAGCCATTGCAGGGGTTAAAATTGATGCGTCCCTGTTTGGCAATAACCTCCCCAAGCGTGGCTATTTAATCGACGGCGTAAAGATTAAAATCCCTAATACTTACGACCCGATTACACGGTTTTATGATGAGCCTTTGGGCTATTGGAATGGTACGTTTCAAACCGCTTGGACAAATAACCCTGTATGGGTGTTGTACGACATCCTTACAAACCAGCGATACGGAGGCGGTCATTTTATCAGTGCGTCACAAATTGACAAGTACAGTTTTTATGAAGTGGCGAAATACTGCGATGAGCTGGTGCCTGTAGCAGGGCGTAAGGCTATGGAACCACGGTACACGTTCAATTACTGGTTTGCAAATAATGAAAGCTTTTACGATATTGTCAATAAGGTGGCATCTGTCTTTCATGGCATGGTGTACAGTGCAAATGACGTTATTATTCTTACAGCGGATATGCCGAAAGACCCTGTGGCGGTGTTCTCACAAGCCAACGTCGTTAATTCGGACGGTGTGACGTTTCAGTATGCCACGGCATCCGTTGATACTACTTCAAGCGTGGCTCAAGTACGGTGGAACGACTCTAGCAACCTTTACGAGCAGGCAACCGTCACCGTTGAAGAACCTTACTTGATTGAGCTATTCGGCTATCAACAAGCCAGCGTCGCCTCTATTGGGTGTACGTCAGAAGGGCAGGCACGGCGTTATGGGGCTTGGTTGTTAGACACACAAAAGAATCAGTATCAAACCGTGGGATTCACCACTGGTTTAGAGGGAGCAGAAATAACGATTGGAGACGTTATAGGAATATACGACCCTAGCTTTCAAACTTTGCGTCAAAGTGGGCGTTTAAAAGCTTTTTATGACAACATAGGCTCAACAGGCTATGAAGGAATCCGTTTAGACAGCAATGTGTTCTTTGATGCCTTGCAGACTTACACCATGTACGTTATGATGCGTGACGGCTCACTAAGGGAGCGTGTTATCAAACCATGTAATCAAAACGGCGTTGTTACTTATGGCAATGTGCAATATATCCGCTTTGATACCCCCTTAACCGTTAGTGTAGGGGATGAACCCGATTTAGACGACAACACGCCTGCGTTACATAGTATTTGGGGGGTGAATGCGTCCAACCTTGCCCCTAGAGAGTTCTACGTCATTGGCAAAAGAGAGCTAACCGACCAAGAAAAGTTCCAGTATGAAATATCCGCTATTGAGTACGACCGCACCAAGTACGACCGCATCGAGCGTGGAATCGTGACAGGTAAAACTCCAACAACCTTAATCGGACAACAAGTTTACTTGCATAGCAATTTAAAGGGCGTAGGCTTCTTTGAGGACTTAGACGGTGTGAGGGTAAAGCGTTTACTCCTTACATGGACGGCATCGCCAGACCGACGCATCACACGGTATGCGGTTTATTACAAACTCCCTAGTGATGAAAATTACACATATGCAGGCGAAACAGCCAGTTCTGTATACGATTTAGCCATTGTAGACAATCTGCTTGATATTCGAGTGGATGCCATTCAAGCCACAGCCAGCGAAAATAGAGCGGTGGGGAGTGTTCTTGCCACGATTGACTTTGCGAAAAACAATTTAGCCCCTGCCAATGTTCAAAACTTCAATTATAAAATAGTAGGGGCGGATCTCATCTTTACATGGGATGCCGTTTTAGACAATGATTTAGACGGCTACGAAATACGCTACACGCCAAACAAAACAAGTACAGCGTGGGATTTAACGCCTTTCTTGACGTTCACTAGCAATACGACGTTGACGATTCCTTATCAGGATGGAACATTCTTTATTAAAGCAAAGGACTTCTACGGAGCCTATAGTGTCATTGATGCTAGCCGTGTGACGTTTACCACTCCCGATATTAACATTAACGTTATAGAAACAATAGACGAGCATCCCACCTTTGCAGGTACAAAAACAGGGTGTATTGTAATTCCTGACGGCTTAATTATTGACGACCCATTAGTGACGGATACCGCTTATTACGAGTTTGACAATTCAATCGACTTGGGCGATGTTTATGTTTCACGATTAACAAGTCTTGTAGACTTTATTATGGGAGATACCGCTTCGTGGGTATCTTTTATGCCCAATGTATCGCTTGAGCCAACAATGGCGACGGTAGATAGTGATACCATTGCGGATGTCGTCGATTTCGCTTCTTTAACTAGCGTTCTTGATGTCGGCTTCATTGAATACACGCAGGGGATGCTTGAGCTTCAAGTGGCAACATCCACCGATAACGTCTCATTTGGAGCGTGGTCAACCTTAAACGCAGGGGATTATGAAGCGAGGGCGTTTAGATTCCGCCTTGTGATGCGTTCATTCTTGCAGTCTAAAATCCCTACGGTTACTACGTTAAGCGTCACTTGCGATATGCCCGACCGCTTAGAATCTGCCAATGCGGTAAACTTGCCAACAGGGACTAGCACCGTTACGTTTAGCGTACCGTTTAAGGCACGCCCTAACATACAGGTTACGCCGTTAAACTTTGCATCCAATGAATACTTAGAGATTACCAATGTTACAAGTTCATCCTTTGATATCTATGTTCATCATGGAGGTGGAAGCCATAGCCACTTAGTCGACTGGTTAGCACGAGGCTACGGAAAAGCATTATAATAAAATCGGAGGTGTCTTAAATGCCACAAGCAGATTATACCGTTTCAGCGTCACAATCAGGAAGTGCTTATGCGTCGGACGTAAACGATGCGTTGCTTGCGATTCAAACCAACAATTCAGGAAGTACAGCCCCTAGTGATTTAGATGCTTTTATGGGGTGGGCGGATACCACCACGAACTTTTTAAAAACCAGAGACGCAGGAAACACCACTTGGTACACGCAGTTTCCTTTAAATAAAAACCTTTCCACTTATATTAACGAGTTGGTGCTGGTTCATGGTTTAGGTGGCACAGCTCCCTTAAAGAGTGGTGACGATTTAAACAGTGTCGATCAAACAGGTTTTTATCGAATCACGACAAGTACAACCAACAACACTTACGGCAATGGCTCTGTGTTGGTTGTCAATCGTGGCAGTGGTGTTGTGGATCAATTGATTTTAAGCATTACAGATTCAAAGCTTTACTTGCGAAACACAGCAAACAGTGGGTCATTATGGACGCTTAAGGCGACAATGGGGGATGCTCCCACGTTAAACAGCCTTTTGCCTTCTCAAACAGGCAACAGTGGCAAGTTTCTTACGACCAACGGCACAAATGCAAGCTGGGCGAATGTACGCTTTGCTACAATGAACGCCGATTTTTCAACACTTGCAAACCTAGCAGGTACTTATTCAAGAACTGGGACACTCGTAACGGTGTCTGCCACGGCACACGGACACATAACAGGGCATTCGGTGTATGTTGATTTCTTAACTGGGGGAGCGTTGGACGGTTGGTATGATGTTACCTATGTAGATGCAAATACATTCACACTTAACACAGTGGCAAGTGGCACAATTGCAGGAGGCAGTACGCTTAACTTATTACGGAACTCTACTAGAGCAGTCAATGGATTTACAAACTTCTTGCCTTATGAGGCAGGTAGTAGAGGCTATGTATTTGTGCCTTTTAGCACGCTTGCCCCGACTGCAAACTACACAATCAATTGTACGGCTGGAGGGGTGACCTATTTAGAAGCTCCTCACATTGGAACACGTGGGGCAACGTTCATAAATCCAACAACAGCTGGTTTCTATATGAGTCTCTATAGTGGTGGTTTTAGTTCAGGCAACGTGACCCCTCCGTATGTCCATATCGAAGTAAACGCATAAGGAAACACTCATGCCATTTTTCATTTTTAACGATTCGACAGGCAAGCAACGAGCCGATTTCTACACCTCCCAAATAAGCGAGGACATCCTTTGGCAAGGTGAAAGCCTTGAAGCTTTTGAAGCGGAAACAGGCTTTTCAATCGCTCAACTTGGAGGCTTTGGCTTAGAAGGGGGTACACTCACCTTCAACCAAGCCCTTAAGGACGCTCACGACGCACCACAGGAAGCCGTAAAAACGCCACAAGACAAGCTCCGTGAACTTGTAGCCCTAATGGGGAGTTTAGACTTGCAGACGCAAGCCTTGTTTTTACCAGTTTCAAGCAATGTAGAAACGGCACTCAATGCAGGCAATTTGCCCCTAGCGGTTTTTGTTGTGAACGGTACCGACACGCAAGGGAGCGTAGAACTTGACGCATTGAAGCAAGCCGTTTTAGCAATACTGGAGGCATAAATGTCTATTATCAACGTCCCAAACCATGATTTAAAGTTCTACCGTGGTGACACGGCAATTCGGACTGTAAAAATATGGGACGAAAGCGTTAAGCCACGCCAGCTTCAAGATTTAACAGGGGCGACGGCTTTGATGCAGGTAAGAGCCACGCCTTCATCCGCAGGCTCTCCACTTTACACATTTACTACTACAATCGCTAGCAATATCATCACCTTGTCGATTCCACAGGCGGATTGGGGAGCGATTGATACCTTAATGGCAAGCGGTACAACTTCACTAATGACAGAAATAGAAGACGGCAAAGAAGTCACTTATTACAAAATTGGCGTTTTTGATTTACAGCTTACTTATTCAAGTGGTGTCGTTGACACGCAATTTAAAGGGGATGTCTTAATCGAGAAGGATACTTCACGATGATTGTAGAAATCGCATTAAGCAACAAAACCCTTGAAGTGTCAGCCGATCGTAAAACGATTGAAATCTTTACTGGTGGTGTAATTAGTGGTGGTGGTGGTGGTGGTGGAGCCACTAACTTGGCTTACACGGCTTCACCCACAAATGGTATTGTTACAAGCGACACAGGGACAGATGCGACGATCCCTGCTGGTTCAACAACCAATGCAAGTTTGATGTTGCCTGCGGACAAAACAAAGCTTAATGGCGTGGCTACTGGTGC